GCCACCCCTGTTAGTGCCGGGATTTCAACCCAGACAACGCACCGCTAAGCCCTTTCGGGGCCGCAGCTGTTCACTAACAACGACAACATGAGGACCGTCGGGAATCGAACCCGACGGACAGAATCCTCTAGGATGGAACCATCCAAACACGCAGGTCCAGCGAACCTAATGGCGAGTATCGTAGCCCTCGAAGCCACTGTACAGGGAGATCGTCAACAACGCCGTTACCGACGCGTCACTGCCACTCCCTCCGGCGCCGTAGCAACCGGCCATGGTGTCATGCAGCCCTCTCCAGTTACCCAGAGTAGGGACCGTTAGCCGAAGCAAACCCGACCCACCGTTGAACGAATCAACTGACGGTGGCCGAGATCCGGTACATGAGCCTCACACCAATCATTGTAAACGACGCACGACACCCGAAGGTGCCCGTTTCCGCCCTACTAACTACGATCTCGCCTTGACAAAGGGGACTGAGGTGCGAACACCCCAGCCGTCCTCCTCGATAACTTCAGAGCAGTTAACAAGCTCCGGTCGAAGCACCCCGGCTCCGCGGGTAAAACGACAACGTCCGAAAACACTGTCGTTCCGCCGGAAGTAGACAAGTTTCCACAGATCCCTACGAGAGAGACCCGCCAACTTGGCCATACGGGCAGTCAAAAAACCCATCCCGTATAGGTCCACGCCCGTGTCGTGAACCTCCCACCAGCGCTCCTCCGCGTCCGAATCAGACAATACATCGGATGACCAGGCAGACTTGACCAGCTCGAAAGCCAATCTCGCCTCCCAACCGCTAACCACCGAGGCGGGATAACGGTAACGACTCACACGTTGCCACCCACGAGGGAGGTCTTTGCATCTCATCTGTGAGTAAGAAAAGACGGGCAGATCAGGCTCGCTCCACTTCTCCAAGTAGAACAGCTCTCTGAACCATAGGCCAGCGCCTACCAAAGACTCCCTTCCGACCCTCATACCCATTCCTCTTGTTAGAGATCTCCGACACCGACGAACGGCATCCTGGTTTTCACGGAGGAAAAACTCGTCGAGTGAGACGCGCTTCCTCCGGCCTAACCCTGTGCAATAAGTGAAAACACGACTCTTCATGCTAGAGATCTTCTCACAAAGGCGCTCCTTCGAAGACCAGATGGCCTTCGCGCGAACAAAAGGAACGCCTTTACAAGACTTCAAAGAGGACTTGAAAAGACACGAGTTCAAAGAAAAGAACCGCGAATCAACAAGTGTCTTACCTCTTGAAATTGTGAGGCCACCCTTCTCAACGTTCTTAAACCACGAATCGGCCTCCTCAGGGCTAGCCCTGAAGACGATGTCATCGCCGTTTATCTTAACCGGCACGTCCCGAGGGACGCTGTATTTGAACGTGAGATAGTTAACCAAACAGAGGAGTGGAAATGAGGTCAACTGCCCCATAAGCTGCCCTCTGGCCTGCTGACCAGAGAACCCCTCGCACTCCAGTTGAGAACTGAAGATACTGAGAGCGTGGGAACGAATGCCATCAGGCACACGGGTGGAGTTCCCAAGCAGCCTATGGAAGATTGCTAGCTGAAGATAGCTGTTCAAATTGTCAGTGGCGGATTCGTAATCGCCGCTGACATAGACTTCACCGGGCACCCGCCCAAAGTCCTTGAACCGTGACGCCTTGGCGTCGCCACGAAGCAACCATCCATATTTGGAGAGTCGGTCGTACATGCTCTGATGGAGTGGACGAAGTGCATTGTCAACCCTAGGGGGTATCGAAATTACTCTCCACTTGCCACCAGTCTCAATAGCCTGTACTCGAGACGCACCTCGGTGACGGGGGGCAACAGATTCAGTAACGTAAGAACAAAAGTCCTCGCGCGACCACCTACTCTGCTGATCCAAACCCCGACACCCTCCACTCTTCCTACCAGATTCCACACAGGAACTCGTAGGGAGAGTGCTTGTAGTGCACTTATCCAGATAAGACTTATCCCAGCCAGGCGGGAAAAGCTTGCCCGTCTCACGAAGGGCAAACCGAAGCAAGCCAGGATCAGGAAGATCCTGGGCAAGCGTCATCTTCTCTACATAAGCGCCTACCAGAGGCGCCTCGCTCGGAATTACCTTCCGAAAGAGAAACAAGGAAAAGGCCAATGACCAACGACTGTCCGAAGACAGTCGCGTGATCAAAGGCCGCCATGGATGACAACACCCCTCCAGAAGTCCAGAACAGAACTTCTTTAAGGATGCCGAAGAGACGTCCGCAGGAACAGGAAGAGATACTCCGTAGAGTAACTCTAACTGTCCCACAAAGCGAACAAACCTCTCCTCGACCGAATC